GGGAGTATGTAATAATAACCCCCCACGCCGCCATTTCCCCATTCCGGTTGCTCAATTCCGGGTCGGGTACTCTGGACGGCGTGAGGGTCACAAGGAGTAAAAGGAGCTATTGAAATGTTACAATAGTATAATACCACAAGTGGAGTCAAAAGTCAAGCGATATTTGCAAGAAGTAGGGAAGCGGCCCTCACGTTCGTTCGGGCCTTATCCGGGTCTATCGGCGCTCGCTTACGCTCGCGCCTTCCAAGTCAAAACCAAGTTCAATCCAAGGCAAATAAATTCAAATAAATACAGAATAGTTGTTGACAGGGTGTGCGGGTAGGTTATAATTAAAATACAAGGATATAGGAGTGTAACACATGAAGCATTATACAGAATTCGACAAAACCGCTGATTGTTTTGATATACAAGAAATCAAACGCGGCAAACATAAAGAGGTTATCAAGCGTTGCAACAATGTCTTCACGTTTGATACAGAGGCATCCACGTATTATCTTTATTGTGATGAGAAAGGAAACCCTGCAAGGATTGCGACGGCGTTTGACTATAACAAGCCCGTGGACTATTACAAGCGTTGCAAAAAGTATGGTGTCTGCTATATTTGGATGATGCAAGTTCTTGATGAAGTTTATTACGGAAGACAGCTTGACGAGCTCAAAGTGTTTTTAGGCATTATACACAAGGTGCTTGGCGAAACCACGCAATGGCGGGTATATGTACAAAACTTCCCGTATGATTGGCAGTATTGCATCAACGTTATAAATTTTGATGAAGTCTTTGCGCGTGAGCCGCGTAAACCTATGTTTGCTATTAGCCGTGAGTTTAGCGTTGAGTTTCGCGATGCATATGTCTTGAATATGATGTCACTTGAAATGGTAGGAAGCAAGTTCAACTTGCCGCATGCCAAAAAAGTTGGTGACCTTGATTATAATGTTGAGCGTTTGCCGTGCACGCCTATGAATAGCAAAGAATTAGGGTACTGTGAATACGACTGCCTTGTATTGGCCGATTATATTGCGATGAAAGCAAAACAATACGGCACGGTGTGGGATATTCCTCTCACGCAAACGGGTGAAGTACGCCGCGAGCTTAAAGAAGAGATTATAGCAAGCAAGCCCCAAAATCCTTGGTGTGCGATGAATGATTGGTATCATCGTATATCTCGTATGTGTGAAAGAAGCATTGATGATTACAGAGAGTTAGTGCTTTGTTATCAAGGTGGATATACTCACGCGAATGCGCACTACGCCGGGATTATGATGTTCAATGTTGACAGTTACGACTTCAAGAGTTCTTATCCTGCTGTCATGGTCATGGAAAAGTATCCGTCATCCCGGTTCTATGAAGTTGAAGATGACATCTACCATCTTGACGTTGACAACTACGCGTATATAATGCATTTGCGTCTTTGGGGTGTTAAGAGCAAGTTACAGAACACCTATTTAAGCGTGAGCAAATGTGTAGACTTTGATTTACAGAGTGCAGTTGTTGAAAAAGACAACGGGCGCGTGTACAAGGTTGACATGTGTGAAGTATGGATAACAGAACAGGATTGGTTGACCATACAAGAAGCATATAAAATGGAAGATGTTGAAGTTTTGGGGCTGAAACGCGCACGCAAGGCATATCTTCCGAAAGAGCTTATCAATTTGTTGGCGCGTTTGTTTGAACAAAAGGAAAAGCTTGGCGCTGAAATTAAATCGCTGAAAGCAAAAGGCATTCTATCTGCACAAGAAACCGAACGGCTTGCGGTGTTGCAGGCTTCCCGTCAATATGTTAAACAATGTATCAACGGTTGTTATGGCATGGCAGTTACGAAATATGTGACAGACCCTGTTGAGTACGACTATAATTATGACGGCGGTGACCATAGCGGTTGGGTGCCGTATGAGCCGTATGAAGATATGACGGATGACGAATGGTACAATAAACAACGCTTTGATATGCAAAAGAAGTTAAATGAAGTGAATAGTCACCCGTTGCTTAATTTTGCATGGGGTGTTTGGGTATCTGCATATGCACGGCGCAATTTATGGCGTGCCATTATTGCCCTTGATGAGGGTATCATTTATGATGACACCGATAGCATGAAGATTGCGGAAGATTACGCGGATGCGGCGCGGGAATACGTCAAGGATTACAATGCAGAGGTTGCCGTTAAGATTGCCAACGCCTGCAAGGCTCATAAAATCGACCTTTCTAAATTTGCGCATCTTGGTGAATTTGATTATGAAGGTCGCTATGACAAGTTTATAACATACGGTGCTAAAAAGTACGCCGTTGAAAAAGATGGTGAACTTGAAATCACGGTATCCGGTGTAAACAAGAAGAAGGCCGTGTGGAATAAAAAGCGGGAAGCAGAAGAGGGCATTGCGAACAAGTTTGATGCCATCGAACACGTTGAAGAGTTTCGTTTAGAGCCTGAATGTGCAGGGGGAAAGCGTAAAGGTACGTCTTGGGGATACCATACAAGCGGTCGCATGATTCGGTATTATCTTGATGACCAACCGAAAATCACTCTTACCGATTACCTTGGCAACTCTGAGACTATCAATCAAAAGCACGCGACGGCTCTTCAACCTACCACCTATAACCTTGGTATGACGGACGAATATGACAACCGCATCAAGAGTGCGCAGGCTCTTTGCGCTGAATACTGAGGTTGTTAAAAAAATATCTATCATTTACATTATGTTCGATATGTTGTATAATAAAGGCACAAGGAAAAAGGAGTAAGCATTATGACAGATACAGAATACACGCTTCTTGCAAAGCGTATCAATCAACGGCTTGTTCAAGCGTTGCGACTTGGCACCGTCAATACAGACGGTAAGCATTTTCAGCAAGACCTTGCGGCAATTGGGAAGAATCGTCTTCCTGAAAAGCTCTCGTACTTGCATGGCAAGAATGTTGACGCGGTCTTATCCATCGCGAACAAGTACAAGGACATTACCCGGTTTTATGGTCCTATTCAGGGAAGTGTAAAGAGTGAAGTACGTAAACGCACGGCACTTGAAAAGAAGTATATGTCACTTGTGCGCAAGGTGAATTCGCGTATGCGTGAGATGGAACGTGAAGGGCTTGGCGACCTTGGTGGATATCAAGATGCCGTTGGAGTGTTGAAGATGATGTATGAAAGTCTCATCTATCAAGGCATTCCGGGTGATTCGTTTCCCGTTATGCCGGAAGACCTTCCACCGTCTGCAAACCTGAAAGAGATTGTAAACGATTTCGTGCAATTCGTGCATAGTCCGATGACAACAGCTCGCGGACGCCGTGAGTACATCGACAGTGTCGATAAAGCATTCACGGACCGGGGCGAATCGGGGTCGAACTTCTTTTCCAGCATGGCAACCCCGCTCACGAAAAAAGACAAGATTGTACTTGGCTATTGGGTTTCTATCTACGGTTCGCTCACGCATCCTTGGCTCGTGAGTGACCAAATTGTTGAGACGGTTCAAGAGTTGAATGCAAGCGGACAAGCACGGGGTGGTTTAGGTACAGTTCGACAGATTCAGAGAATGGCAGAGGCTTGGCACAAAGACACTGAGGGTCACCGTTCTTGGTATGGTTATCTTGCCGCCGCAATTGCGGGGCAATTGAAACACTTTAAGTTGTAAAGGAGATTATTATGAGAAGTTGGGACAAATATTGTGAAGACACTGAGAAGACGTTCAAGCATTTTAGAGCTTGCCTCTGCTCCATTCATTATCTATGGTTCAGAAAACGACAACTCTAGTAAACGCATTAAGTTATTTATTTAACAACCCTAAAACCCTTGCTATTGTCCCATAATGGTGGTACAATATAATCAATGAATCAGAGATGATTCAGCCGATACAACCTACTAAAAAAAGGAGCTATTGTTATGAAAAAGAATTTTTTGAAACCTGCAACCTCTACTATCCCGGGCCCCGTTGACCTTGAACCTATCACGGTGCCCGCCGATGTGTCCATCCCGGATGAGGCTTTCAATGCTGAACCGGTGCCGGTGTTTGAATGTGAGCATATAATCAACGACGCACTTGATTGGTTGTTTCCCTTTATGTTCAGTGATGACACCATCTTTGTGCCTGAATATAAGCACGATTGCGTGATTTCCCTCATTTGCCGTGTTGACGATGAGTCCACCGAAACCATCAACTTTTACAGCGATGACTGGATTAGCGAATGCAAGAAGAAGCTGCGTAAGATTGTGATGAACGGTTGGCCGGTTGAGTCATTTGAACAGGACGGAAGCCTTGCGTTGGACACCTTCTATCTTGAAAAGTTCTTCAAAGCCCTTGGCACTTTGGGCGGTACGCTTGATACTTCCGACGGATACGTAAAGTTCATCCCGTTTGCTGAAACGTCCGCGTACTTTTGGGATTTGGTTGGTGATTGATATGGAAGAGCTTCCCTACATCCCGGATATGGACCCTGTTAAATATGACAGCTGTTGGTCCGGTATAGCGCGGGCATTGATTAAAGAACAAGAGCAGAAAGAGTCGAAAGAATCCAATGCATAGAATAAAGCCCCTCTCAAACGAGAGGGGCTTTTCTTAATGTTTCACGTGGAACATTTAGTGTCATTCACCGTGTTGCGTTCCTGCGTCATCATTGGCTTCATCGCTATAACTCTGAATCAGCTGAGACGGGTTCAGATAGATTTCAGAACCAACGGCATAGCGATATTTATCAAGCCAAACAGCAGTAGTACGAGTGCCACTAGGGTAAATAAGCAAACGATGTGCTAAATAATGCTGCACGTACAAGGTAACAGTAGTCATACTGGAAGTGTCTGTTCCTGCTAGTGCGAGTAAAGGCACCCACATATCAGATACGACAGCGGAGAAATCATCAGGCATTGTAATAAACAGCTTGTTAGAAGTTCCAGAGGTCGCCCAAATATACCCCTCAAATTTCAAATGTTGATGGTCGTTTTTATCGTACCACAATTTGAGATTATCGATGTTGAGGTAATTACTACCCGTCTCTGAGAGCGTTACTTCCACCCATTCAACGCCACCACCGCCACCACCGCCACCGGACGGCGTCTTCCATTCAACAGATTCGCCATCGCTTGCAATAGTAGGGACCTGCCCGCTTGTACCACCTGCGGGAAGTGTGCGGAGCGCACTGATTTTGTTGTCCGTGTGTTCGTCTGCTTCCGTGACTGCGCTGGTTTTGGTAGTACCCGCGAGCGTGTCAACATAGAGCTTGTTTGTGACATCGTTGTTATTGTTTGGGGTTTCCGCGTGAGTCTCACCAAGAACCGTTAAGCCTTCAAAATGGTTGGTGCCTGTAAATACGTTGTTTCCAGCGGCTACAACGTCACCAGAGCCCGTACCGGGCGTGCCGGGTTGCCCTTGCGGGATGCCATAGTCAATCATGTATAGACCGCCGCCAACATTTTCAAGGGTGACCGTGGGCTCTGCGTCGGGTCCGAGCTTTGTAACGGTGCCTACCTCAAAAGTAGGCGTAATCCCATCTTTACCAGGTGTGCCGGGCGCACCGGGCGCACCGGGAGCACCGGGAGCACCGGGAGTACCGTCTGCACCAGGTGTTCCGTTCTTAATTTTTGCTGTAGTTGTACCGCTTGCATCTGTGACGGTAATAGTTGCACCCGTTTCGGTCTGGACAACGTCTGCAGTAGGGCTCACACCATCTTTACCAGGTGTGCCGGGCGCACCGGGCGCACCGGGAGCACCGGGAGCACCGGGAGTACCGTCTGCACCAGGTGTTCCGTTCTTAATTTTTGCTGTAGTTGTACCGCTTGCATCTGTGACGGTAATAGTTGCACCCGTTTCGGTCTGGACAACGTCTGCAGTAGGGCTCACACCATCTTTACCGGGCGTACCATCATTGCCTTTCGGTCCTTTGATGTTACGAGAGGCCGGGGGTGTAGTGGTGTTAGACTTTGCCCACGAGATAATCCCGGCGGTTGTAACGGTCGGATACCACAAATCATCCGAACCACCACCGCCACCGCCACCGCTCTGATTCACCCATTCGTAACCAGAGCCGTCTTCTTTCGGCGTTGCGACCTGCCCGTGAGTGCCACCCGGCGGAAGTTCGCGGACGTTCTTTACCGCCGTCAAGAGTGCGTTAAATTTTTGACAAATCTGATTTAACCACTCAATAATAGTCGGTCCGCCTTCATACGGAAGAAACGGGAGAGGAAGCATAGGAATCACTCCATTCTTTGAAATTTTCATCGGTGTCTTTGTATAACGGGCCTGTACCGGGTGTATCGTGAGGCGGGTAAGGAATAGGCGGGATGACGGGGCAAGGGACCTTGCAAGGCTCAACGTTCACATCCATTGTATCACCTTCTTTAAGAGTAGTTACTATAAAAGAGCTGCGCAATTGCGGGGTCCTTTACAATCATCATGTTAATGTTTTCAATGACTTCACGGTAAGCGGCAAGCAGGCGGAATTTTGCTTCCGTGGTGCCCTTGCGGGTAGTGTTTGTAGTACTACCATCTTTGCCGGTTTCCTTGCGGGTTTCAGCATGTTCGCCACTTCCACTCGCTACGGTTTTGCCGGTGTCGGTTCGTGTTGCAGTCGCCGCAACGGTTGTAGTACCTGTATCGCTGTGAGACCCTTCACTCGTACTGTTGCGACGGTTGCTGTTACCCTCTGCGGCATAATTGTCATTCATACCACCGGTATCGCCTGTACCATCACCGGAGCCACCAGAAACCGGGAAAACGTAATGTTTATCGTATCCGTGTTCCCCGTTTGTGTCGCTAGTTGACCCGCTACTTTCTGTACTGGTAGTATCATCGCGCTTGTCTTGGCCAGTACGTTCGTCGGTTGTAGTACGGGAATCACTGTTATTGCCCTGAGTTGTTCCCGTACTTTCGCGTGTACCTGCCATAACAGTTTCAAGAGTTTCCTCATAGCTCTGCAACGGATTTGCTCCAACGTCAAGAGCGTCAATCGCACGGCGTGCATTATAATAGGGCATGATAGCACGCATTGCAAAATCCATCTTTTGGGCCATTTCGTCGGGGGTCTGAAAACCGATTTCACGGGTCCAGTAATATTGAAGAATTGCGCTGTTGATTTCTTCCCGCACACCATCAGAGGGAGCCGGGTATTTACTCAATGCCTTTTCAGTAAAAGGATACCCGGATGCAATCAAGTCACATAGACGTACTGTTGCTACTGCCATCGCTTCCACCCTTTCCGCCGTCCGAAACATTCGGTTCGGTCTTTTCATCTTCTTCATCTAACGGAAGGCCATTGTCATCAAATACGTCCGCACTGTTTTCGGTAGACCCGCCAAGCCATTTTACCGTTACTTTCGGGTATCCCATTGCGGCAAGTTTATCGAAACCGTCTTGGCGTGCTTTAATGACTGCTTTTGCTTTCATTGAGATTTGTTCGTTATTCGCGTTGACTTCATCATCAGTGACGCGTTCGGCCTTGACAACATTGACATTATTTGTACCAAGATAGGTCAAGAGTTCAGACCATTCTTTATCAAGTTCATTTGAAAACGTCGAAATGTTATTGATACATTCGGTCTTCAATGCCTTGATTTCGTTGCCCGTGTCGCTATCTACCGCCACGAAAATATAAGGGGTGCCAACGCTAATTTCTTTGATACGATTTTGCAAAGAAAGCTGTTGTGCCTCTGTGCCCGAAATAATGATAGGGCAAGAAAGAGAGCTCACGTTGACATTACGGGCCATATGCAACTGTGCCATATCCTGCACGATGTGCAACACCATAAGATAGGGAACAATTGGTGTCGCATTCGCACCCGGAGAGCTTTGGCACACCGTGTCGTATATAATAACAGCATTCGTGTCTTTAAGATTGGTAGTGCCCGTGCCATTTGCCGGACAACTAGACCATTCAGTCGGGTTGCCATAGATGTCGAACGTTCCACCCGGCAAAACGTTGCCGCAACGGTAAGAACCGAGGATTTCATCAAACCAAACCGTATCGCGGCCATCATAAAAAATGCAGCGTTCGGCGTACGACGGGTCAAAATATTTGAGGGCATCGGGGTCTTCACATTCATACGTAACACGGTTCAGGAAAATTTCAAGCGCACGATTTACGTAATAAATGCAAGTGTCTTCCATATCGGCTTGCGCTTTGCGGTAATAATTTGCTTTTTTCACTTAATCACCCCTTAATTGTATTTTTTACGCTGTAATCCATCCACGCGGCAGGGTCGTGCCAAATTCGGAGACCTGCATCCATCTGCTGATTGATGACATTCTTTGCCTCTGTCGGCAGGTCACCGAGTACATTTGCGCCTTGCGTCCAAATGAAATTAAAGCGGGTGCGTGTATTCAGTTCGGGCTTTTTAATGTCATTGATTGCATATCCGTACGCTGTGAAATAATTGTCAATGATTTTGGCGTAATACGACTGTACCTGCATACGGTATTCAATAAATGACATACGTCCGATTGCAAATTGAATATTGCTGTCAGAAAGGCCAACTACTTCATTCGGAATGCGTGCGCGGTCTTTTTGCTTGGCAATCGTGTCGGCGGCGTCAAGAGCCGTGTTGGCAATCTGCGCAATGCCAGAAACCGCACCCGCCAGCCCACTGGTTACTGCGCCTGTGACAGTAGAAGCAGCTCCACCAACCAAACCTGTTGCGAGGTTCACTGTATTGCGGACACCTTGTACCGCATTGCTATTTTGATTTGCAAAATAATCCGCACGCATTTCGTTATAGCTGTAACTGCATAACGGATAAGTGTTCAGCTCCAATGAATAAAGCGGGTTTTCACGAGCCGTGGGGCCTTTGTAACTATACGGAATAAGGCGACAGGCGGGGGAATTAGACAGTTGCGAATATAGACGAAACGTGGGGGTGTATGCCGGAATACTTTGAGAAGCATCTCCATTAAAATACTCATACCCCATTTCCATCTGAGAACCCGAACCGTTGTCAATCACCAAATAATTAAACTGCTGAGTGTAGAGTTTATTATTGTTAGGAGTATACGAGCCAAACGTTGCCGGGCTTGCTTTGCCTTTGATGTTATTTACACGGGGGTAAGCAGAATTGATATGCTGAACGCCGCTTGCAGGTGCCATAAACTTTGGAATCATTCGGAGAACCTGCACGCTCTGAATCATCACACCATCTACAAGTTTTTGCAAATAGAGGTTGATAGACTGGACTGCGGTATCTAATTTATCTTGGTCGGTTGTGTCCACCTCAAAAGCGATAAAATTACAAGCTTGATAAATGCCCTGCTGGAAGCGTCCGCCTGCAAAAGAAGGGGCGATGTTTTTAAGATTATAAGTGAAACTTCCAGCGGCGTCCTTTATTGCATCGATGATATAAGTACCAGCGTCGGTCGCCGTTGTGGTTTCGGACGGTTTGTACGTGTACGCAATAAGCACACACGGCGTAGTATCCCATCCACTTTCCTCAATGATATCGGTGCCAATACCCGTATATGCGGCAGTGCCAATATCAGCAGGGGAGATGACAAATTCCCCAGTTTCGACATTCTCTTCAATGAGGTTCGCGCCAATCGTATCGTCTTTCACCGTCTCACGGCGTACCATTGTTGCAGGGAATTCGCAAGACCAGTGCCACGTTTGCCAATAGTCAATCTGAAAAGGTACGGTCACACTTCCAGCAGATGCGGGGCGCGGAGTGCCGATATAGGCATAAAACCACTTGTTCGAAAACTGAGGGTTACGCCACATGAGATAATTGCAATTGTAGTAATCATCAAGCGTTGAACCATCTGTAAGTGGAACGGTAATTTCCCACGGGTCCCCGTCATTATTAACAGCGCGGCAGTTGTCAAAACTGAACTTTGTTTTAGACAGGAAGAAGGTCGCTTCTTCTTGTTCGCTTGCCAGCCAAAGAACGTTATTCATCTGATAATCGACCGGAGCATTTGACAGGAAATGTACGTCGGTCATCGGTTTAATTAAAGGCATATCTTCACTCCAAAAAAATAAAGCGGGGGCGGTTGCCCCCGCCGATGTTTAAGAAGCGGTAACGGTCACATCTTTGGTATCCGTTTTGGACGGGTCCTGTGCGCTCGTGGCCGTGACGGAAATAGTGCTTGCGGTTTCGTCATTTGCGACATAGAGAATGCCGGACGGGCTGATAAAGGTTTTCTTGGAATTGTTGCCCGTAATGCTCCAATTCAGCTTGGAAGACCAGCCACCTTTTTCTCCGCCGTTGACAACCTTTGCCACAATTTCGGTACTTGCGCACTTTGCGGCCTTCTGCCCTGCGGTAATGGTCACGGAAGTGATAGACTTCATAGAATCAACCAGCTCAACGCAATTTTCCATCAGAGAAGTAGAGAAGGTGCCATCGGTGAAATACCAGAAATTCCACACACGCTTCACCGGGTTGTAAATCTGCGTCATCTCACGGGTCTGCAACCAAATCTGGAACCAGTCTTCAGACACGATAAAGCCGATAGCGCCGTCTTTCTCTGCTCCGCCGAGGTCTTTTACCTCAATGGTACGGCCCAAAAATTCGGTCTTATCCATATTGAACGCGGCGGCAAGGACGCCAACATCCTGAGAAGACAGGTATTTGGGGGTCGTGATAAAAATCACGCGGCCAATATCGGTAAGCTGAGAAACGCCCATCCAGTTGTAATCACGGGAAGCGCCAACGGCGAAATTGTGAACGATTTCCTTTTCCACCGCCGCATTGTACTTCAATGCAGGTTCGTCCAGATAAACTTTACCGGAATCCTGCGGCAAAGTGATGTTGCTGTTGATTTTGACCGGGTAAACGCATCCGCCAGCGTGAGCCAATGCAAACAGCTGAGTGCTTGCCTTCGATTCCTCATCAATCATAGAAGTGACGAGGGTGCGCTGGATGGCGTTCACAACATCGTTAAAGCCCTCATAGGAGCTGAACGCACGCTTCAAGAGTACGTTCGAGATGGATGCCTTTACGCGCTTCTGGAAGTTGATGGAATGAAAGTTCGTGTAAACACGGGGCGGTTCAACGCCGAACACATCGTCATACGTTGAAGTATCACACGCGGTCCAGTCCACCACCTGCAATTTATCTGCAAAAATCTCTTCGACCGTGTAGGCGTATTCTCGCATTTCCTTGTAGACAATAGACAGCGGGTTCTTTGCTTCGGATGCCTTTACGGTGCCGGTAATAACCGCATTGATAAGGGCAGGGCCAAACTCGTTGAACTTCGGGTCATACTTGCGGATAGCGTCGAAAAATTCGGCGGCATTATCGGCAGTAGGTTCGGGAATCAGTGCCTGAACATTTGCAGACATCGCATTATACGCGGCCTGCGCACGTGCCAAGCCCTGAACTTCGGGGGTTGCTTTAGTTGCCAATATAAATCACCTCTTTAAGAATCATAAATAAGGTCTTCCAACTCTTTCGGGTCGGTCTCTTCGGTTGTCTCTTCTTTGGTCTCAACGGTCTCTGTTACGTCATCGGGAACTTCGGGAGGCTCGCGGCCTGCAATCATAGCGCGGTAAGCTTCTTTTACCTTGTCATAGTCGCTTTTTGCAACATACTCAATGTCAGGCACGGCTTCCGCGATGTCTTTAAGATTATCGCGAACGCTTGCCACAACATCACCGGCGGAAGTCAATGCTTCACCGTCCAGGGTCGCAAGGTATTCGTCCAGCGAATTCAATGCGGTAGAGACTCGCTGAACAACCTCTTCACGCGTCATTCAATCACCTCAACTTTCTGAACGTGTATAGGTCAACTTGAGAGAATTGCACAACTCCAACAGCTTTGCCATATCGGAGCCAGTTGCGTGAATCTTAATATAATCGCCGCTAGAAGGGGCGCTCTCTTTCTCACGTTCCACACTCTGATAAGACCCAAGGTGCTTTGCCACGCTTGCGTTGGCAGTTGTGAAATTTTTATCAAGCCAACTTAAAGGATTAACACGGGTGCCGTTATAAAGAACCTCATAATGTAAATGTTCCCCGTAACAGTTGCCCGTTTCACCAGAATAGCCAATCAGGTCCCCTTCGTTTACCGTCTGACCATTCTTTACAAGGATTGTTTTCAAATGCGCATAACGCGTTTGAAGGATTTTGCCCTTGTAGGGGTTGTGACGGATTCGCACCATGTTGCCATAACTCTGCATGCCGGTTTTGCTTTTACCGTTCCAGTATTGCACTTGGTCAACCGTACCTGATTCAGACGCATAGACAGGCGTTCCAATACCTGCACGGAAATCCAGTGCCCTGTGTGCTGAACCGTTATTGTAAGTCCAGCCAGCCGTAATGATATGGTTTAACAGAGGCCATTCCAGAACTACTTCACCATCACTTCGACGCATCGTTGCCGCCTTTCAACTTGTCCAGATATGGCTTGAATAGAGCACACATCTGAGGATTCACAGCGCAAATGTTTTCAAGAATACTAATAAGCTCCATAATGCAAATGTACACCGTGACGGCAGGGACGGCAGGAACATTAACACCAATGTTGACATACACAATAGCATACTCAACAAAATAGGCAACTGCCATCGCCATAACTTCCATACTTTTATGGAAGCCACCCTGTCGCATAATGGCAGAATTATAATTGCCATTATACCCGGCCTTGATAAGGCCAGTCACGACATCAAACACAATGAAACCCAAAACGATGATAAGATACATATAACACCTCCTGCTATTTACTTTATAATTAAAATAGCACTTTTTTAAATCTTTGTCAATACAATTTGTTAAAAATTTAACGGGAATTTCCCTATATGGCTTAATAGAAACAATATAGGAATAATATCGGGCTCACCGGATGTATCATAATTCGCGGCATTCGGGGTCCATTCAAGTATTCCAAAAGAACCCCATTGCAAACCACCGCGTTGGTCAATATCGGAAAAATCGGAAGGCGGATAATGCTCGCTGTCGGTGTCGATTTCCATCATATAACGCGCAATACTGCAAGTAATGCCGCGCCAAACTTTAACATATTGTACAGGGTTTGTATCTATATGGACAAACAACGAACCGGATAAGCTTGTTTGCAAATCATATTCTTTGATTTCATCAACCCCGGCGGCTTTGTCCAAAAGCAAAATATTCGCCTTGCTTGGATGCGGACTCTTTTCGATGTATGCACTTTCGGGGGCTACAAAAACGGCAAGCTCATCAAATCCTGAAATACTATGCGTAAAATCGGTAATACCAAAATTAAAGCCGCCATCTGTAATACCATGCGTTTGCCAGTCGCCTGACCAGTTTATGGTAGATTGCAAAACCCGCCATCCGCTTGTGTATAAATTATGCGACGTGTACCACGATAAATCAAACTCGTCGAATACGGGGGCAAGCGATGTAAGTGATGTGATTTGCTTTGTGTTTGGATGAACACGAAACATCATAGGAATACTTGCAGGTGCATTGTCGGGAATTAACGGGTTGCCGTATTTGCTATAATGGATAGGAACATCAACGCTATGAACACTCTTTTGATAGTTCGATTTTGCTGTATACCACGCAAATATAAATTGAAAAGGCGCGTCGGTATCACTTACCGCTTTTTTGGTTATTTGGCTCGTAGACCATTGCACGAAATCCAGATAAGTGTTACTGTATTCGCTAGGTAGAGCCCCTGTGCCACGTTCACGAATCATCGCGCTTGGCTCGTTGTCGCTTTCACTGCATAAACGATGGTAATAAATCAACACCTGAGAATTGGAAGGAAGTGCAGTGCCCTGAATCGACTGCACACCACCTAGCACACCGTCGGGAAAAATAACGCTCTCTTCTATATCGTATAACGCAAATGTAAAGCCGTTGCCAAAATAGCTATAAACAAGGCCAAGCTCTCCAACTTTGGAATACCAAGTATTGCCGCTTAATCCACATAAAATAAAAGGCGTGCCTTTTTCTACTGTCACATTAGATGCAAGCAAATACACGGCATTACCCGCCGATAGAATCATCCGCTTTGTGTTGGTTTCATCATACAAGACTGTCAATCCGTTTTCATTTTGATAGTATCCCTTAAATGGCATATATATCAAAAAGTTTGAAAACGGAATCACGGTATAAGGACCCGCAGTATAGTCGTGTACTACCGGAATCTCTACTTCCTGATTATAAATATGCGCCTCTGTTACGCCATAGTCCAACATTGTGCAACGCATTAGAAACTTCCTTTCATAACGGTAAAAAATGCTTGCTTTGCAAGTTGACTCTCAAAAAACACATATCCTTTATCAAGACGCTGAATAAGGTTACCACCCGCATAGCTTGTCATAAACGCACGACGGGATTGCGTGCCGTACCCTTTATCAATCGTCGACATTTCAAAACATTCTACGTTTTTGTTGCCCGTGTTTTCACTGAAAAAAACGTCATTGCTGTATTTATCATACCAAATACCGAAAAGGCGGTCATCAACGCGCCACATATAACGCAACACCGCATAACGACCTTTCGTTTTAATAAAGTTGTCGTTATCACGCAAAGCTTTATTGTAGAGCGAAAAGTCACCGTATTCTGTACCTGCGGTCCATTCTGCAAACCAACTCTTTTCGCGTGCGGCAAGAAGTTCTTTACTTGTTTCACACCATTCTACTGCAACGTGACGCGCAGGATTTTGCCACATCTTTTGCCCCGTCGGCATATATCCCTCATTTAAGAAATAAGGATTATAAACTGAAACGGCGTTACTCATTGCAAACACGCGGGTGTTGTTATCATAACGTATAATGCTATCCACTGCACCTTGGAAAATTTGATACTCTTTCGGAAGGTACGCGTTTGCCCCGCTCTTGTGTGAGATAAACTCATCGTTGATGATAGTATTCACATTCGCAAAATCAATACCCGCGCCGCGCACATGGTCCAAATCTATCATGTACCCTGCTTCTATGCCTTTATAAGTGATGATGTTACCCTTGTTTACTTTCCAATTCTTGCGGGTATCGTATGGATAACGTGAAAACATCTTCCGCTTTTCAAGCTGAATCTCTTTGTCACGACGTCGCATATAAACAAAGCGGTGTACTTCCCCTGCGTCAAGTGCTTCCTCAACTTTCTTCGGGTCAGCATTGCACAACTCTTCGGCCGGTATCATAAATTGGTCCATTGCGGTAAGACGCGTGTTATATGTTTTTCCAATACCACGCCCGCCACAACCATACAACATATGTTGTCCTGTTTCAACTAAATCATTGCAATACCAATGCACGCCGTCAGGCTTCTCCAAGTAGAAACCGTCATCGGTCATAAGGTACGTGCCAAATTTACCTGTTAATTCTTTCACAATGTACCCCCAAAAAATAAACAGCCTTAGAGGGTTGACCAACCTCACGGCGGCATGCTTTCGCAAGTGGTTACCCGCGCGCTTCACTCCAAGACTGCTTATGGTACGGTATGTAGGATTCGAACCTACGACCACCCGCTTCGTAGGCGGGTACTCTGTCCATCTGAGCTAATACAGCATATAATGTGTCATCTTGGATTCGAACCAAGCACAACCAAGGTGCGACCTTGTGCTCTACCACTGAGCTAATGACACTATAGTAAAGCCCGCGTTAGCTAAACGCACTTCCTCAAGTCCATTCTCCTCACGGTATATGGCAGAGTTGACTTGGCTTTACTATGTACTTATTATATAACCTACCCGCACACCCTGTCAACAACTATTCTGTATTTATTTGAATTTATTTGCCTTGGATTGAACTTGGTTTTGACTTGGAAGGCGCGAGCGTAAGCGAGCGCCGATAGACCCGGATAAGGCCCGAACGAACGTGAGGGCCGCTTCCCTACTTCTTGCAAATATCGCTTGACTTTTGACTCCACTTGTGGTATTATACTATTGTAACATTTCAATAGCTCCTTTTACTCCTTGTGACCCTCACGCCGTCCAGAGTACCCGACCCGGAATTGAGCAACCGGAATGGGGAAATGGCGGCGTGGGGGGTTATTATTACATACTCCC